AAGCCATAATTCTAATATAAGCAGTTGTTAGTCCTGAAACAGCTATTAGTGTAAGCTTATATATACCAAACCATTTAGCTAGGGTAGTAACAAGCTTGATTGTCTTTACTATTACTCCACTATTTTTAGCTATAAGATTAAAGAATGATGCTATATTTTCTATAGCTCCCTGAAGTCCTTCTGAAAAACCTTTCATAACAGATATAGATATACCCTGAACTGCAGAAGTAAATTTTAAAAACGCACCCTGCAAAGTATCTCCAACAATACCTGCCATTCTTGCTCCTTCTCCATTAGCTTCTTTCAATGAATCTCTTAATGCTATAGTTCCATCTGCAGTAGTAAGCATTTGCTCAAAAGCTGCAGCCTGTCTTAAATCTACAACCTCTAAAATATCAGCCATATCCCCACCATCTGCAATAAATCCTTTCATAGCAGGAACTAACTCATCTAAACTATGTATAGTTTTTCCAAAGTTCATTGATAAGTCTGATGTAGGGTCTTGCATTTTAAGCAATATATTTCTTAAAGATGTACCTGCAATAGATGCTTCAATACCTGAATCAGTAAGCTTTGACATCATAGCTGCAGTATCTTCTATAGAGAATCCTGCTGACTTTGCAATAGGTGCGACCTTAGTCATAGATGTACTCCACTTCTCAATATCCATAGCAGAACTTGCAAAGGAAACAGCCATAACATCTACCACTCTTTCAGTTTCACTAGCATCTAACCCAAAACCTCTTACTGCTGCACCTGCTACCTGTGCTGCTCTAGCCAAATCTGTTCCTGTTGCAGTTGCTAAGTCTAATGTTGCTTTCTGTGCATCCATTATTTCAGATGCAGTAAATCCTAATTTTGAAAATGCTAGTTGTAATTCCCCTACCTGTGCTGCAGTAAAGAATGTTGTTCTACCTAACTCCTCTGCAGACTCAGTTAATTGTTTAAACTCCGAATCAGTAGCACCTGAAACTGCTTGAACTTTAGCCATAACAAATTCAAATTCAGCAAAAGTCATAACCACAGAACTAACTACTTGGTTTATTAGCCTAAATGCACCAACTATAACTCCAATAGCTGCAGCACCCTTAATGAACTGCTTTGCCATTCCATTAGATGATTTAGTAACGGCTTTTGTAGACTTATTAGCACCGGCCATATCTTTATTAAGAGTTCTCAATGATTTTGAGTTTTCCTTTATTGCTTTGGCTCTATCCTTGTATGCTTTTGCATTTTCCTTAGACTGAAATTTCCCTGTCTTAGAACTTTCCTCTTGTTTTTTCTGCTCTGCCCTTAACTCTTTTAATCCCTTTTTTAAATCAGCAATCTTTTTAATATCCTTAATTACTACCTCTATTGCTACCTTACTTTTTAATGCCATAATTTTATTTTAGCTTATCGTTAATTGTATTGCCTTACTTTGTCCTACTTCTCCTATTACTGCATCCACCTGCTTTAATATCTCATCTTCCACCATTTGATTTATTCCCATTGAATCTGCAATTCCAAAAGCATAATCTATAAAGCCTGTTCTTCTTGGTGCAACAAGTAAACCACCTGCTGTGTAGTAATTTTGTCTTAATTGCTCTGTTACACTCCAAATTCTTTTATTAGAGAAGTCTAGCCCTTTTAATTGAGTCCAATTCTTAATATCTTCAAAGGTAACATTAGGCACTCTACTCTTTCCATCATTAACCAACCACATATATTCAGTATCATTTACAACATCCATATATAAATTACCTCCCCTTTCAGAAACAATAGTTTTAAAAGATGAATATAGTTTGCTTGAGGCAATATGCTCCTGAAATACAAGTTCTGTTTGAAGTAACTCAATGTAAAATTCTCCTGCAGTTTTTAATGCTTTATCTATTACTTTATATGCTGACATTATACTTGTGTTTCAGGTTCTCCATCATCTAAAGGTACTGATAAATCAGGCCTTAAAGCTAATACTTTTGAATTTCCTATTGACTCAAGATTTACTACTACAGGAATCTCATACTGATTTTTAGAATTAACACTAATTGATGAAATATCAACTAAATTATTGTTTACTGTAGATGAATAATTAATAAATATTATATCGTTAGGACTATATGCTTTGAAATCTAAAGTAATACTGCTGATATTTGATGTCATTTCATACGAACTAATAATAGACTGATTTAATGTAATGGAATCAATATGAGGCTGACTAATTACACTATAAACTCTTGATATTGAAATAGTTCCAACCGAACTAGTTAGGCTTGTTAGATTTATAGTTAATGTATAGTCATTATTAGGTATTAAATCATTCATTTCCTGAAATATACCTGAATCACTAAATGTATTTTCTTTTGCATTAAAAGAAGAATTTATTGTTATTTTATTAACATCTGATGCAGGGTCAGGTAACACAAAACCTTTTGAAGTATATCTGAACCAGTTTGTATTTTTAAATACAGGAAGCCCTGCCAATAGTGCAGACTGTATCGCATAATCGCTTTTATCAGGAGAAATTATCTTGCTTGTTATTGTATTTTTACTAAATGAATTTCCAAAAGAAATCATATCTTTTCCTAAAATAGGAATACTAGTAAAAACTTCTAAACCATCTACCAATGGAACTCCATTATCGTTTATTTGTCTAAGCATAATTAATGATTAAATGCTGCATTAGCAGGGTACAATCCTTGAATATCCCACCTTATTAATTCCACCTGCGTTGTTTCGTTAGATGAAGGCCTGTAGTCAATTATTTTATTTATTCTATAGTAATAGCCATCAAAATACACTAACCTCCTTAAATCTAATGTAACTAAATCTGTTAATTTTAAATTAAAGTAAGCTGTTTTTACTCTAGGATTAGATTTATTCATCTCAATCATATTTTGATAGTAGTTTTGATAAAGACCTCTGTATGGGTATTGTGAATACTGAGTATTAGTACTACAATCGTAAGCTCCCTGATTTTTTGAAGCATAAGTCAATGGTTGCATTTGGTTATTCGGATAGGCTGTGTGGTTATCATAACTACAGGCTCTAGCCATTACACTATATTCTCCAAGCGAACTAGTTCCTGCTGTAATGTAAGGGTCTTGAAAGCTTGTACCAAAGAAAGCCCAAGCTTGAACTCTAGCACGATATGTTCCTCCCCAAGTTCCATCATTACAATTATCTTTTACATAATTTAAAAGTCTAGGAGTAAATTTATATCCCTTGTCAGGTCTACATGAGCTTCCTGAAGTAGGCATAGCACCTGAATTGCATAATCCCCACAACAATGCTCTAAATGGAGTACTAGCCACTCCTGATGCACCTGTTCCTGAAGTCATCCCATCTCCTGAATTATAAGAACCTGCGAAAAATGGGTTTTCAAATATAGTTGTGCCAACTTCAAATTCGCTTGACAAGAACTCTCTGTAAGGAAATTCATCTAGTATTCCATCCCAATATGTATTACCCCTATGTTCTACTTTTTTATCTTCAGAATCTGTTTTGTACTTGAAAATTATCTCTCTTTTCATATCTGCATTTATCCATTTATCTTCTTGTAATTTTGATAAATCTAACTTAGGAGTCCAATCTATAGCTTCATTTTGACTCTTAAAAAAATCATTAAATGGCTCTATATATACGGTTTTTGATACTGTATCGGTTGTTAATTGAAGGTTAAAAGAATGAATAATTCCTTTTAAGAAATTTAATTGAGTGCTTTTATTGTCTATAACATTTTTTAAGTCATAAGTTTGTCCGTATTCTACTTTCTCTCCTCTATGCATTATACTGACAAAACCATTTCTATCGTTATCTCCTCCACTTGCATAAGAATTTGTAGGGTTACTACCTCCAAATAATTCTATTTCAAATTGCATAGTTCTACAAGGAGGAGTACTCCATTGAGATATTCTCATTGTAACAACCCACCTAATGGTATCTCCTTTATTTAAGTAATAGTTATCTAACTCCAGAGCAGTTGTTTGACTATGAGATTTATCAGCAAATGGTGGGGCAGGACAGCCTGTGGTTTCTATAGGATTGGATGTACTAATTATGGTTTCTGTTTTAATGGTTTTCCAATAAGTTTGTCCTGCTGTCTTTCTTTGAATTTTTACATAAGCGTACTCAAGATTATTCAACACAGAGGTTGATGGGGGAGAACACATATCGCTAATCCACATTCCTAAATAATTTTGACTTATATCATAGAATCCAAATTCCTTAATCGTAAAAGTTCCATCAGAATTATCGTAAATAGCTGCATTTCCATAAGTCATATTGAAATTACCGTAAGCATCCCATTTTACAACATGAGTAGGCCATGAATCTACACCTGAATCTACACAGTTAGAACCATTTGCAGAACTTTGAAAAAGATAATATCCAAGATAATTATTATTGACTCCCCAATCAGCAACATAGCTATTGTCTAGTTCTCTTTCATCAACATTATTATGAAGAAAGTTTGGTAATAACATTAAAAGTTTCTTAAAAAAATCTGTTTCTATAAAATTTGAAACTACACCATATCCTTCTTGACTAAATATTTGCTTTATGATATCATATATGAATATAGCAGGTCGCCAATCTGAAGTAGGAACAGGAGTTTCATAAGAGTCGCCATTATTCCAATTACCTGTATATCCTACTTTTGCTGCTGTGCCTGAACCTGATATATCGTAAGCATTTTTTAAAAGCTGAATAGTTGCAGGACTTCCTGCAGAAGAATTGTAAACTCCATAACCAACAATAGGATAAATTACAGGTATAGTGTTTGCCGAAACAGTTCCTGTTAAACTAGTAACTGAAGTTGCACTATCTGTGTTCCAACTACTACTAATACTAGGCTCATAAACTTGAAGTCCTATTCCTGAATTTCCTGTTCTTCCATTAAGATTATCCCAACCACTTCCATCCTCAACACTATTAACACTTAAATCCATTAATAGTTTATCATCTAATGATTGCGACCAATCAATATTATTACCATAAAAAACACAAGAGTAATACAAAGGCTCAGAAGATTGGGATATTGCTGTTACTTGAAGAAGCCCTGTTAAACTGTAAATATCATCTACACTTATTCTAGCACTTTTCTTAGTATTTATTGTATTGCCTTCTATAACGCTTCCCTGATAGTAAGAAGCTTTTAATACTTTATTATTATTTTTTGAAGCAGGTATATCAAATGTTTTGCTGAATGTACCTGTCCTTGCATTTAAATCCCTAGCCTCTGATATTGAAAAAGTTAAAGCTAATGGAAATTCTTCTGAATTACCAACCTCAAGTGTACCTGCAATACTTTTGTCCCAATTAATACCTCCTTTTTGAGTACATTTAGCTGTAAGAGTACCTGAAGCACCACTTCCTGCAAAAACTCTAAGACCCTGAACACCTGCTGCAGTAAATGAACCTGTCGTTGTTCCATTTGAACTCCTTCTCATAGTGCTAGGCATATCATTTGGAGTACCTGCAGAGCCATTAGTAGAAAATCCAATTTCTGCTGTCTGACCTGCAGGTGCATCAGAAACAGTTATAGATAGTTCATATTCTAAACCTTCAGTTAAATTTCCGGTTACAGGGTAAATATAGTCTGTTCCTGTAGCTGAAGTTATACTAATTTCATGTTGGGTAATTACATCCCAACCTTGATTTACTGTTGGTAAGAAAAAATTAACTTGATTATTAGAAAAATCATCATACTTGTAGTCTAAAACATCTATTTTAATCATATTTTAATTTCTTTGAGTTGGTATTCCTTGAGATTCTGTATATTCTATATTAAACATTACTAATCCTTTTTCTTCATCTAAAGATACAACCTCAGAGTTATTTATTATTACAGGCTTATAAATGACATTTGCAGGTCTTAAGTATGGATTCATCTTATTCATAAGGTAAGGAGCATCTGCTTCATAATTAACTTCGTTATTAAAATCTGTTGCTTCTTCTACCCAAACATTTGGAGAATGAAACATCTCTCTTAACCACGTAGATTCTGATGCTGCTAACGGCTCTGTATATGCACTATAACTAGTCTTAGCATCAACACTCAAAACCTCTGTACCTCCTTGATATGTGTTGTACCCTCTCATACCATCATTATAATAATCTCCTGTACCCAAAGTACCACCACCTGTTACTGCATCATCTTGAAAATAGAATCTTGAAGGAAGCTTTTTTTCCATTAACGATTTATTTACAACTATTGATTCAACTCTATCCCTTCTGGCTGTATATGTGTCTATTCCCCCTACAGTATTAAGCCAATGAAATGTAATATTTTGAAATAAATTTTTATCTTCAAAAATATCACTATTATCCTCTCTATTTATAGAGTACCAATAACAAGAAGTATGTCTAACTGATTTCCATGCAGAAGCAACTTGACTATAGTAAGTTCCCCTAACATAAACCCTGTAATAGTCAGTATTATCTGTTATTGGAGTTCTAGCAGTTACATAAGGATAGGTAGCATTTTGAGGTGCGTATGAGTGTGAATTTATATATGCAGGAGAAATATTTTGAACAGCAATCTGAGCTTGAGCATGAGCAAATTGAGTCGCATTTTCCTTTCTAAAATTATGAGATATATCCGAAGATACCTCTATAGTTCCTGTAACACTATTTTTCCAATTACTACCTAATACAAAGGACAGACCTGTAGGGTTATTGTGTGCATCTCCATAATTCCAACATTGACCATAAACTTCATACAAATTATAATAATCTGTGTCATCAGAACCGTTATAAGATTCTTTAACATAAAAATACAAGTAATCTGCTAAACTTGAAAGATTTACGCTTTTAAAATACTCAGGAGTTTCTACTGTAAAAGGAGTTACATTAGGGCAATTTGTCAATGCCCTTTTAGGGCTTTTTGTTTCTACACTCCATTGCTGAACAACTCTCATTTGATTGTTATATGTATTTTCATTCCAACTAGGTACAGAGTTTATAACTCTAATAGTAGGAGAAATTCCAAGTACAGTACTAGATAGTGATATTCCACCTGAACTATTTATTGTTTCAAATGCCACAGTTACCCTTATAGACCTAAACATTCCATTTCTTGTAACATTATATGGGCTTACTGCTTCCGTTATATTGTCCTGTTTTTGTGTTCCACCATTCATACCTCCATATTCTTGATTTTCCCAAGAACCCTTCCCTATAGGGACTAAAGAGTAAGATAATTGGTCTGCAAGAACCCTTGAAACATCTATTGTAAATCTTTGGCTGTTTGATATTGCACCATCTACTATGTTAGTGTTAGGCACATCACTTGACTTCTTTATCTCTGCTACTTTATCCCAAAGAGATAAACTAGATGAAGGTACAGGAGATTCAGTTGTAGCGTATATTTTAAAAATTGCATTAACTACATCTCCTGTTAAAGCAGGAACATACATTTCATTAATGGCAGGAGTTGTACCTGCATCTGCATCCCACATTACTTGATACACTATAGGTTTATTTACAGAAACCAAATAATTACCACTATAAGCTATCTGTTGGTTATTCATTTCATACCCTGAACTAAACCATAATGGTATTTGACCCCACTTTACTGATGTTCCTGTTCTTATTGCTGCCATATCTTAATATATTCTATATTTTTTGTTTAAATAATCTACTACTTTTGCTGTTTCTGCATCTGTTAATTTTCTATCATAAATAATAAGCTCTTGAAAATCTCCATCTAAGTATCTAGTGTTAGTTTCTGCAGGTGGAATAAGACCATTACTTGCCTTTACACATCCAACTGTAAATTTAGATTGCTCAAAAGATTTTGCACCATCAAAAGCTACATCATACTCAGGTGCATAAAAAGTATTTGCTGAATCATAGTAATTAAAATAAATAGTCTTTTCTTGCTTCCTTAAAGAAGCAATATGAAACTTACCTGTATCTACTGTTGCTGTTTTTTCTAATAATGTTGTTGTTCCATCACTTACTGAAACCTCATAATTACCTGCTGCATTAGTTCCCATCTCTATAGATGAATTGTTAACATCTGCTACTGATATATCATCAATTTCAAATTGTCCTACAGCACCATTGCAAAATATTCTAATACTTCCATTATCAGCATTAGCAGTATAAAGATAAGTGTAATCAACATACGAACTTGTTAGGTTTAATGTAGCAATTACATTTGAATTTTGAGTAATTCTTAAATTTAAGTTGCCACTAATATTTTTTGCCTTAAAAGTAAGTTTGTAAGTAGTACCATTTACAAAAGCAACATTCTGACTAATATTTTCAGCATACCAATTACCTGCATCAGGATTGTTTGAATTTAATGCACCACTAACAATAGTTGCATAACTACCTCCGTTTTCAGTCCAATCTGTTAATCCATTACTAAAATCTCCATTAGTTACTAATTCAGCACTAAGTAGATTGAAATAACCAAACACAGCATTACTTACTGCATTTATCTTGCTAACTTCAAAAACTGAGAATTGCTCACCAGACAAACTTGTTGTAAAGTTATTATCTGAAACTAAAACATCATTATTGAATGTAAGCATTGTCTTGTCTAAAGCTCCACCACCATAAGTATATCTTAGAGGCTGAAGCTCTTTATCTAATTGTGCTACTCCATTAGCATTACCTGAACCATCTCCAACAATACTTACTTTTTTAGTAGGAATGTTAAATGTAACATTACTATCAGCTCTTAACCAAGAAGTCAATCCACTTATTTGATTTGGGTAGTTAGATACAGGTGCAAAGCACTTGCTAAATATTCTATATCCAAAGTTCATTTTTAATTGAAGTAGTTGGTCGTTAGCAACCTCTTTTTTTCTTTCAACAGCTAAACTTCCATCCATTAAGTAAGCTATAGTTGTTCCATTGCCTGTAGTTCCCCTCATATAACTCTTTAAGAACATATCTAACCACTCGTTAGCTAAATCCTGAAGGTTATCCCATCTTTGCTCTATACTTTCGTTCTTTTGTGCTGTTCTGTTATATAAATCTGAAAAATAAACCTCAAATGAGTATTCCTCCCAACCGTTTCTAGGAGTTACTTCAGGGTATACAGAATCAGGTGGTGTTATAAGTAGTGAAGGGTACTGAGTATTATGATTATCGTTAAATTCCTCTGTATATCCAAAGAACTTATCCCCATAAGTCCATTTATCCTTCATTGTAGCTACTATATCTGTTAATCTTACTATTGCCATTACATTATTTTGTTTGGATTGTGAATTTTCTCTTGTACTTTAGATTCGTATGTATTTCTTGCTGTTACCCAACTAAGGTATGTTAAGACATTATACAAATTAGTTTCTTTTACGCTATCTATACCGTTTTTCCCATCTATATTGAATACAGCCTTCTCAGCTAACATATAAAGGCTGTTTAGCCAACCAAATGGTGCAATGTAGGTTTTATATAATCCTTTTGTATTCACAGCTCCTCCTGTGGTTGTTGTTGTTTCTCCGAATATGTACGGAAAAGTTTCGTTAATTTTTTGCTTTGATGAGTCAAAAAAAAACTGAACTCCCAAATGATATCCATTGTAAGTTTTCTAAATTTATCTGCCTTTTCAGGGATTAAATCTTCATTATAAACCTCATCTGACCTCCTGCACAGTATAGCCATCTGTTCAGGTAATATATCAAATCTTCCATTATCCATCTGCTTAATATACATATCTAATTGAGTAGATTCAATAAAATCCCCATAAGTTTCTTTTCTCAAAAACTCAGATGGAAAATGATATGTTTCTTCATCTAATTCAAAAGATTTAATGCCCTTACACTTGTATTCTTCAGTTAGTTTATTTATACAATCTATTACCCTTGTTATTACATCTACATCAACAAGACTTACTTCATCTTTTGTTAGTCCTGTTATATAAGAGAATATATCAGAGTTCATTTGTAAGGTTTGCGAAGGATTAAGATTTATATTATCATCTATTTTTCCTGTAAATTGACTTTTTAGTAATTCGTGTTCTCTATCTTTCTGACTTTTCATTCCATCAGAAGCATCTGTATAGTGTCTTTGTATTATTGTAGATAATTCTCCCCAATAATGAACAGTTATATCCTCCCATTCTACAGGTATAACCACATCTCTATCTATATTTTGGCTTTTTATGCTAATTGTTATACTCATTCTGTGTTTTTTGGTTAGTTAGTATCTTCCTCTGTATTTCTTCTTTTTGCTGAATATCATCTAGTATATCTGTTGTTTCCCCTACAAAATCTACAGTTGTTTCAAACAAATCCTCTGACAATTCATCAATTAAATCGCTGTTTTCATCATTCTTCACTCCATTTAAAAACCCTATTGTCGCATAAAGCATTAAATTAGGAGTCATATAAGCCCATTCAGTTCTTCTATTGGATGAAACCAACATATTATTAAATGAATTTGTATATGTTATTATATTTCCTATTATCTCGTTAAAATCTAAGAACTTACTACTATCATATCCTTCAGTAGCTGTATATGCAGTTCCCTGAACAAACTTAACATATTTATGCAACATATCTTCGTGTTTCTGATTTAAACTACTTACATCCATAACTTATTCCTATTTCTTCGCAATTATATGACTTTTTTTTCTATTAACCTAGCAGTTTTTAAAAGTTAAGAAAAATAAACTACTTTAGAGCCACTCCACATATTATTATTTACAGCCATAACTAAACAATCCACCATATCATCATGCTTTGCAGATGGAAACCTCACTAACTGCTGTAAAAACTCCTCGTTCCATTTCCCTTTGAGTAAACTTACTCTACCTGACTCTAAAGAGGCAGAAATATCCTGTACTCTTGCCACCTTATCCTTAGATGGTGGTTTATCTTCTTTAACATTAAGTCCTGTTTCTTTTTTAAGAGTTTGAACGATAGATTTACCTGATGCTTTAGGTTCAACATATATTCTACTCCTACTTGTATATCCATTTTTAGAAACCCATTGTTGAATAAATTTAATCAAGTCAGGAAATTCTTTATATACATTAATACAATCAATTATCTGCCATTTATTATTTTTATATGTATATGCTAGTAGTGCAGAGGGGTCATTCTTCTCATTTGCAGTATATGCAGGGTCAATAACGAAATCAACTGTCGTTTGCTCTCCAATATCTCCTACTTTATGATTATCTATGTTTAACCACTCAGATTTTATCATTCCTGAGTTTAAAGGGGTAGGAGTTTGCATAAGTTGTCCTGCATATCCATAACTACCTAAAGCTTGTTTATAATCATCTAAAATAGCCTTACTGAACCTATCTGACCAAAATAATCCATCTTCATCATAGTTAGATTCTAACATTTTAGGTTTAACATCCTCTGAAAGTTCTGCAGGTATGCAAATATGTTTGTATTTTAGTCTACTTTGGCTCCCATACAGCAAAAATCCACTTAAATCATCATCATGTATTCTCTGCATAATAATTATCCTAACTCCTGTTAAGGGATTATTAAGCCTAGAGTAGAATGTTGTCCTATACCATTCGTTTGCGTTCTCTCTCTCTATCTCTGATGCAGCGTGTTGTGGGGAAACAGGGTCATCTACAAGCAGAAAGTCCCCTCCTTGCCCTGTAACAGTACCTCCTACTGATGTTGCTCTCCTAACTCCTAGAAAATTGTTCTCGTATCTTGATTTTAGATTCTGGTCTTTCTTAATGAAGAATAAATCTCCCCATCTTGCTTTAAACCACTCTGAGTTTATAATATCTCTACTTCTTGTTGAATGTTCTATTGAAAGCTCTGCAGAATAAGATGCTGTTATGAATCTGAACTTAGGATTCTTAATCCAAGCCCATACAGGAAACAT